CGTAGAATGGGAATCCCGGTGGATGAGTTCACCCCCAGCCGGGGCAACGACAAGATAGCCCGAGTCAACGCAGTTTCAGATTTGTTTGCAAGCGGTTGTGTCTGGGCGCCTGACACACGCTGGGCAAGAGATGTGATCGAAGAGATTGTGGCGTTTCCAGTTGGTGAGCACGACGACTACGTGGACACAATGACACAGGCGCTGTTACGCTTTAGAAATGGGGGGTTCATTACGCTGCCAAGCGACGAGCCCGACGAACCGATGTACTTCAGAAGCCGTAAAGCGGCGTACTACTAGGATAAAGCATGGCAACGCAAAAATATATGGGAAAGGGCGTTTTGCTTGAGCGTTTAGCAGAGCAGCTTCGTACCCAGAAAAATCCGCCCAAAGACCCAAAAGCGTATGCTCGTGAAATTCTTGTTAAACGTGGGCATATGACCGAAGATGGGAAATACACAGCAGCGGGCGAGAAACGTAGCAACATGACTGCAGAAGAACGCGCCAAAGACCGTGCTTCCAAAAAGCAAAACAAGCCTGCTTCTGCTTTTAAATACAACCCAAAGACAAATACAGCAACGCTAAGGAAACCACGATAATGGCAATCGACAAGTCACTGTATCAAGCCCCCAAGGGGATTGTAGAAGAAGCGCAAGCTCTAATGGGTGAGCCCGATCTTGAGATCGAAATTGAAGACCCTGAAGAGGTAACTATTCGCACACCTGAGTTTGAGTTGGTGATTGACCCCGATGAGGGCAAGCCTGACTTTTATATGAACTTGGCTGAAGAGATAGAAGAGCCTGCACTGCAAAGTCTTGGCGATGAATTACTTAGCCATGTGAAAGACGACTTAGATTCTCGCAAAGATTGGGAGAAGACATACAAAGAAGGCTTGGTGCTGCTTGGCCTGAAGTACGAAGAGCGCACAGAACCTTGGGACGGCGCCTGTGGTGTGTTCCACCCCATGATTACAGAAGCGGTTGTGCGTTTCCAGAGTGAAACAATCATGGAGACGTTTCCTGCACAAGGGCCGGTAAAGACAAAGATTATCGGTAAAGACACGCGGGAGAAAGAAGAAGCTGCCCAGCGCGTTAAAGACGACATGAACTACGAGCTTACTGAGCGCATGCCAGAGTTTCGTATGGAGCATGAGCGAATGCTGTGGAACCTGCCAGCTACGGGTTCAGCATTTAAGAAGGTGTACTTTGACCCCAACCTTCAGCGCCAGACTTCTGTGTTTGTACCAGCAGAGGACATGATTGTGGCCTACGGTACGGTGGGGCTGGAGAGTGCAGAGCGTGTAACGCACCGCATGTACAAAACAAGCAACGAGATACGCAAACTGCAGGTGGCGGGGTTCTATCGAGACATTGATATTGGTGCGCCGCCCAAGATTAAAAACGAGCTTCAAGAGAAGAAAGATCAAGAATCTGGCATGAGCGCCATCAATGATGACCGCTACATTCTGTATGAGATTCATGTCAACCTCGATCTACCCGGCTATGAAGATATGGAGGACAAAGAGCCCACAGGCATAGCCATACCGTACGTGGTTACGGTCATAGAGGGTACAGGCGACATTCTTTCCATACGCCGTAACTATTACGAAGACGACGAGACAAAAGCTAAGCGCGACCACTTCGTGCACTACACGTACATACCCGGTTTCGGGTTCTATGGCTTCGGTCTGTTCCACTTGATTGGTGGGTTTGCGAAGTCTGCGACCTCAATCATGAGGCAGCTTGTAGATGCTGGCACGCTGTCAAACCTGCCGGGTGGGCTGAAGTCCAGAGGTCTGCGAATTAAGGGCGATGACACGCCGATCGCTCCGGGCGAGTTCCGAGATGTGGACGTTGGCTCTGGTGCACTGCGGGATAACATTCTGCCGCTGCCTTACAAAGAACCAAGTGCAACGCTTTACAACCTGCTTGGGACAATTGTTGAAGAAGGCCGTAGGTTTGCTGCTACGGCAGACATGAAGATTTCCGACATGAGTGCGCAGGCACCTGTCGGCACAACCCTCGCTCTTTTGGAGCGCATGCTTAAAGTGATGTCGGCTGTGCAGGCTCGTGTGCACTACGCCTTCAAGCAAGAACTTCAGCTACTGGCTGCGATTATCCGTGACTACACCGATGACGACTATGACTACGATCCGCTTAGCGGGGAGCGTCATGCTAAGCAGGCCGACTATGACATGGTGGAGATTATTCCCGTGTCAGACCCCAACGCTGCCACGATGTCGCAGCGGGTTGTTCAGTATCAAGCAGTGTTGCAGCTTTCTCAGATGGCGCCGCAGATTTACGACATGCCTTCGTTGCACCGCCAGATGCTTGAAGTGTTGGGTATCCGCAACGCTGCCAAGCTTGTGCCCATGGAAGATGATGAAAAGCCGAAAGATCCAATTACAGAAAACATGAACGCGCTTAAGCTCAAGCCTTTGAAAGCGTTTATGTATCAAGACCATCAGGCTCATATCCAAGCGCACATGAACATGATGCAGGACCCTGCTGTTGCACAGCTAATCGGGCAAAACCCACAGGCCAGCTTAATTAATGCGGCAATTCAAGCGCATATAGCTGAACATTTAGGGTTCTTGTACCGCCGTCAAGTGCAAGAAGCGATCGGCACTCCGTTGCCGCATCCCGATGAGCAGATTCCTGAGGAGATGGAAGTTCAGGTGTCGAAGCTGGTGGCGGAAGGTTCGCAGCTTGTACTGGCGCAGAGCCAACAAGCACAGGCGCAGCAGCAAGCCCTCAAGAACGCTCAAGACCCGATCATGCAGGCCGAGCTTCAGAAGCTACAGATTCAACAGGCTGAAGTTACGCGCAAAGCCGAGAAAGATAAGGTTGATGCACAGATCAAGATGATGGAGCTTCAGATTGAGCAGCTTAAAGCGCAGCAACAAATGGAGCTTGCCGGGGCTAAGTTGGGCGCCGAGATTGGACAGAGCAAAGAAGAGTTGGCTCTTAAGCGTGAGATTGAAGAATCAAAGCAATCGCTTGAGGCTACGCGTGCTGGGTTTGAAATAGGTAAAACAATTGCTGAAACCAATCGGAGGCCAACTGAATGATTAACAAATTCGTAGAAGTTCTACGCGCAAAGATTAGAGAAGATTTAAATAACTACGCCGACGATATTGCAGGCGGCGCTTGTCAAAGTTTCGAGCAGTACCAAAAACTCTGCGGAGTCATCCAAGGTCTGGCTATGGCGGAGTCTTATTTACTTGACCTTGCAAAGAAAGTAGAGGAATCAGATGACTGACGAAAATCAGCAAGCAACACAACTACCAACCCCAACTGGTTGGAAGCTTTTATGCGCAATACCTGAAGTAGAGGATAAGTTCTCAGGCACAGACTTACTTAAGCCCGAAACCGTATCCAAAGTCGAAGAGCACAGCACCACCGTGTTATTTGTTCTGAAAGCAGGCCCTGATGCCTACAAAGACGACAAGAAGTTTTCACAAGGCCCTTGGTGTAAAGAAGGTGACTTTGTGTTAGTTCGTGCTTACTCAGGAACTCGTTTCAAAATCCACGGCAGAGAGTTCCGCTTGATTAATGACGATCAAGTTGAGGCCGTTGTTGAAGACCCACGTGGTTATACCCGCGCTTAAAGGAGCAAGAAATGGCAGAAAACTACAAATTTCCTGACGAAAAACAACCTGAAGAAGAAGAAGAAGCTTTTGAGGTTGAAACAGAAGAGGGGGATATTGAGCTTGAAGTAGTTGACGATACCCCTGAGCAAGACCGTGGGCGTAAGCCTCTTGACCGTGAAGTCAATGATCCGTCCGATGAAGAAATTGCTGAGTACAGTGAAAAAGTACAGAAGCGAATGAAGGAGCTTACGCATGCGCGTCATGACGAGCGCCGCGCTAAAGAAGCTGCTTTACGTGAGCGCGAAGAAGCTGTTCGCGTAGCCCAAAAGCTGATTGATGAGAACAAGTCTTTACGCCAAAACGTCAACACAAACCAAAATATGGCTGTCGAAAGCATGAAGGCGCAGGCGGAATCTCAGTTAGCCATTGCACGTAAAAAGCTTAAAGAGGCGCAGGAAAACTACGATACTGACGCCATTATTGAGGCACAAGAAGAACTGGCGGCAGCAAGGTATCGGTTTGAAAAGTTAAAAGATTACAAACCAGCCCCTTTACAAGAAGAAAAAGAAGTTGTATATAATGAGAACACTACGCCGCAAGCACCTGAGCTAGACCAGAAGGCGATGCGCTGGCAACAGCAAAATCGCTGGTTTGGACAGGACGATGAAATGACCAGTCTCGCGCTGGCGGTGCACAAAAAATTGGTTGAGTCTGGGGTTGACCCCAGAAGTGATGAATATTACGAGCGGGTAGACGCTCGCATGCGTGAAGTGTTTCCGAGCTTTTTCGGAGAGGCTAAGAAGGAACAACCGAGTAAACGTCCGGCTAACGTAGTAGCCGCTGTTTCACGTGCTGCAGGTGGTAAAACGAAGGTCAAATTGACCAAAACCCAAGAAGCCTTGGCGAGAAAATTCGGTTTAACCAACGAGCAGTATGCAAGAGAAGTCCTTAAACTTACATCGGAGTCCTAAAATGTCTGAACGAACAAGCCGTGACGGTGCGCAAGAGCGCACACCTAGAAACCTTCAAACACGTGAGAGTTCTGCTCGTAGCATGGAATACACTCCACCGAGCACTCTTCCTAACCCCGATCCTATTCCGGGTTGGAAATTTCGTTGGATCGCAACGTCGTTGTTAGGCACTGCGCTTCCACAGAATGTTTCCAAGAAAACCCGAGATGGTTGGGAACCGGTTAGCGCGTCTGACCATCCCGAGCTTATGCTCGCAGGTGATAAAAATGGGAACGTTGAGTTGGGTGGTTTGCTGTTGTGTAAGCAGCCTGAAGAACGGGTTGAAGCACGCAACAACTTCTACCGTAAACAAAATACGGCTCAGATGGAGTCTGTGGATAACAACTTCATGCGTCAAAGTGACCCCCGCATGCCGCTGTTTAGTGAGAAGAAATCTTCAACTACCAGAGGTGTCGGGTTTGGAAATGGTTCTAAATAAATTTTAGGAGTTTAAAATGGCTTATCCTACTATCAGCAAGCCCTATGGCTTCAAGCCGGTCAATTTGGTCGGTGGGCAGGTATTTGCTGGTGCCACTCGTAAAATGCAGATTGCAAACGGTTACGCCACTGCTATTGGTTTTGGCGACCTGCTTATCCGCGTTAACGACGGTACCGTAGCCCGTTCCGCAGCAACAACTGCAAAACCAACCGGCGGTTTCGCTGGCGTTTTCCTTGGTTGCGAGTACATCAACCCCACCACTGGGCAACTTCAGTTCCAGCAGAACTATCCTGCTAGTACGACAGTAACGTCTGGTGTTATCACTGCTTATGTATGTGATGATCCTGACACGCTATTCCAAGTTGCCGTAGTTTCCGGTACCACGGTCGTGACCGGTGTTCAGTTTACGTCTATTGGCAATAACGCCACTATCGTGAACAACACAACCATTACCGCTGCTGGTAACTCACAAGTTGCACTTCTTGATTCGACTGCTACGACAGATACTCTGCCGATTCGCATCGTTGACGTTGTGCCGGACACCGCTTACGTTTCAGGCGGCAACACCTTGTATCCCGAAGTTATTGTGAAATTTAACTTTGGTATGCATGCTTATGACACCGCCGTTGGCGTATAAGGAGCAACTTAAATGGCTATTTCACGCGCACAACTACTTAAAGAACTCCTTCCTGGCTTAAACGCTCTATTTGGTCTTGAGTATGAGAGCTACGGCGCAGAGTACAAGGAGATCTATGAGACCGAAACTTCTGAGCGTTCCTTTGAAGAGGAAACCAAACTGTCTGGCTTCTCCGCCGCTCCGGTGAAGAACGAAGGCAGCGCGATTTCTTATGACAACGGACAAGAAGCTTGGACGGCCCGCTATAACCACGAGACTATTGCTCTTGGATTCTCACTGACCGAAGAGGCCATTGAGGATAACCTGTACGACAGCTTGTCTGCTCGTTACACCAAGGCTTTGGCCCGTGCAATGGCATACACCAAAGAAACTAAAGCCGCTGCCGTTCTTAACAACGGATTTAACAACAGCTACACAGGCGGTGACGGAGTTGAGCTTTTCTCCACAGCCCACCCCCTAGTTTCTGGTGGCACCAACAGCAATGAGCCTACTACCGCAGCTGACCTTAACGAGACTTCTCTTGAAGCCGCCGTTATTCAGATTGCTGCTTGGACGGACGAGCGTGGTCTTCTCATCGCTGCTAAGCCCCGTAAGCTCATTATTCCTCCTGCACTCCAGTTCACGGCTACTCGTCTTCTTGAGACTGAGCTTCGTGTTGGTACGGCGGATAATGACATCAACGCCATCAAGACCAACGGGTCTATCCCTGAGGGCTATGCCGTTAACCACTTCCTGACTGATACCGATGCTTGGTTCCTCACGACGGATGTACCTAACGGTCTTAAGCACTTTGTACGTTCACCCATCAGCAACTCGATGGATGGTGACTTCGATACGGGCAACGTCCGTTACAAGTCCCGCGAGCGTTACAGCTTTGGCTGGTCTGATCCTCTGGGGATGTACGGTAGCCCCGGAGCTGCCTAAAGATTGGGGGCCTTGTGCCCCCTTTCTTTTTGGTGTATTTTGTAGTTTGAGTCTAGGAATTTTTACTCGTACCGACTGACCTAGCAGACTTAGTAGAGACGGTGCGAGGATGTGCTACTACACAAGGAGTCTATGATGACACGTACTACCTTTTCTGGCCCAGTCGCTTCTGACAACGGCTTTACTCTCCCCGCTTACACGACAACTGCCGCTCCCTCGCCTGTTTATGCAGTCGGCACGATGATCTATGTTTCCAATGGACTTGCTGGTAGTCCTTGCGTAGCTGTTTCCGACGGTACAGACTGGATTGCTCCTAACGGTAGCGCAATCTCCGCCACTTAATAGGAGGCTTTTATGACAGCCAATGGAGTAGTCTCTTCCATATCTCGGCGTGGGCAGTTTGAGCCGTTTGACCTACAGGTTTCCCGTGGTCAAATATATCTCCATGAGAGTGTTTTTGTTTATGGCGCTAACCCAGCTATTGGTAACAGCTTTGAATCAATCTGGCAGTTGGGGGGTACGTATACCTTCCCCACCACTGCATATGAGTTAAAGATAAGCTCAAGCAGTGGAAATGATTCGTTTACCGCCGGTTCGGGCGCCAAAACACTAACCATTGAGGGACTCGACGCTAATTACGAGTCTGTTTCGGTAACTGTGAACATGGCTGGGAGCACACAAGTTTCAACAACTGGGCAGACGTTTATTCGGGTAAATAAAGTATATGTTGCTACGGTGGGCACTTATGGCACTAATTTTGGCACTATTACTGTTGGCAATGGGTATCAAACTGTCGCATACATTCTCCCTGCTGCTGGTAGTACAGAGCAGTGTATATACACGGTACCTGCTGGTAAGACTGCTTACATTAACCGATTCACGATTTCTTCTTACAACGGCATATCCCAAAATGCACCCTACTCGACTTGTAATCAAATTGACTTTTATGTGCGGACTTTCGGCGGTGCACGTCGGTTAACTAACAGTGTTTTAGTGCCAGCACAAGGAACTTTTGTTGAGAGCTTTCCCTATCCTTATCCTATAACTGAAAAGTCTGATATTGACATTCGTGGATATTGTTTTAGTCAGTCATCAAACATCAGAGTCCAACTTCAAATGGTCCTTATCCAAAACAATTACGAGGTTACCGGTGGCTAAGTCACCTGCATGGCAGCGTAAGGAAGGCAAGTCCGAAAAGGGCGGTTTAAACGCCAAAGGACGAGCCTCTTACAACAAGGCTAACCCGGGTAAACCCGGACTTAAAGCGCCTCAGCCAGAAGGTGGCCCACGTAGGGATTCGTTTTGTGCCCGGATGAAGGGTATGAAAAAGAAGCTGACTTCTAAGAAGACGGCTAACGATCCTAACTCCCGTATCAACAAATCGCTACGAGCATGGAAGTGCTAAATGGAGATGATGCTGTGGAACGTTATCCTAAGCGCAGGAGTAGCTGTCATGGCTTTTATGCTTAAGGGTAAATTTGATGAGTTGCAACGGTTAAGCATTTTGCTGAATCGTACTCGTGAAGAAGTTGCTAGGGATCACATCACGAGGGCTGAGGTACGGGCCGATCTTGAGAAAATCCGTGAGCATTTTGACAACGGCTTTGACAGACTCGAAGCCAAAATTGACGCCCTAGCGGCAAGGAGATAAAAAATGGCTTTTGACCGTAAATCTTATTCAGGCCCCATGAAAAACCGTGGGACAGTAAATGGAAAGGCAGATGTCTCGAAAGAAGAGCTTGATGACTTCCGAGCCAAATTTGGTAAAGACAAGACCCTTAGGGATCTTCTTAATGCAGATAAAAGGCCAGCACCTAAGGCTGAGGCACCTAAGGCTGAAGCACCTAAGCCAGCAGCCACCCCCCAAAAATCTTCTGTCGAAACTATGCGTGATACGACCACTAAAAAGTACGACAAAGACCGTCTTGCGGAAGCTAAAAAGACAGCTGTTTCCGAGCCTAAAACAGAGACTAAACTTCGGGGTCGTAGCGCAGCCGCTAATCGTAAGAAACCTAAAGCTGATTCATCATCAGCACCGGTAAAAGTAGGTTCTGGCGGGAGCAATATTGAGCGTATGCGTAATACGATTAAAGATAAGTTTGGTATGAAGTCTGGCGGTTCTGTATCTCGCCGTGGTGACGGTATTGCTAGAAAAGGCAAAACCAAAGGTAAATTTGTTTAATAACGGAAGGAAAGAAAATGAAAGCCGACGGAATCTCGCGAGTAAAGACTAACTGCGCCAACATGAAAAAGGGTGGCAAGGTCAAAGAGTCCATGATGGAAAAAAAGATGGGCAAAGGTATGACCAAAGCCATGATGCAGAAAAAGATGATGCCTAAGAAGATGGGTCGAGGCCGATAATGATCGCTTCACGTGGGATGGGGGCTATAAACCCCAAGAAGATAC